GCTGTTGGTATCGAAGATATGCAAGTATCCAAGGCCATCGGCCCTTTTTTGCGTGAAGAAATGATTAAAACAAACACCTATCTTTCTTTGATTCCCTTGAAGCATGGTGGTAAGGACAAAACAACCCGAAGTCGTTCCGTTCAGGCTCGAATGAGGGCTCATGGAATAAAGTTTGCAAAGGATGGTGAGTGGTATCCCATATTTGAAAACGAATGTTTAACTTTTCCTCGTGGCAAGCACGATGACCAAGTAGATGCCTTTGCATATCTTGGTTTAATGCTTGACAAACTCATTGAGGCTCCTACGAAAGAAGAAATAGATGATGATGAATACCGAGATGAGTATGAACAATCAGGAAATGCCTATGCAGGAAGAAGCTCCCACACAGGATACTAGTTCTTTGCGAAAACTACTTGAGTCTACTAACATTGCCGAGCATTTGACAGAGACCCAGTTGAACACGATTGGTAGTGAAGCAAAAGCCGGCTATGAATTGGACAAAGAAAGTCGCCAAGACTGGGAAGAAGCAGTAGATCAGTGGACGGAATTGGCTGGTCAGGTACGGAAAGACAAAAGTTATCCATGGCCTGATGCCTCTAACGTCAAGTATCCATTACTGACAACAGCTTCTATGCAGTTTCAGGCTCGTGCCTACCCATCTCTCCTACCATCTAATGGTAAGGTAGTGGTTTCTAAAGTTATTGGTAAAGACCCAATGGGAACTAAGTTTGCCTTGGGGGAGCGAGTTTCCACTTATATGAGTTACCAACTGCTTCATGAAATGAGTGGTTGGGAAGAAGGAATGGATAAGCTCTTGATGATGCTTCCAGTTGTTGGAACTATTTTCAAGAAGACTTATTGGGACAGTGGAAAGCAGATTCCTGCTTCTGACGTCATCCTTCCAAAAGACTTGATTGTCAATTACTGGACTAAATCTCTTGAGGATGCAGAACGTATCTCTCAGTACATTGAGATGAGTCCTCGTATCTTTAAAGAACGTCAATTATCTAAGACTTTCTTGGACATTGACGTACGCAGTTCAGCGATTCCTAACAAGGAAGGTGCCCCATCCTACGACGACACAACTCCCCTCCAGATCATTGAGCAACACACATTCCTTGATCTAGACGATGATGGTTACAAAGAACCTTATGTGGTCACGTTCCATCTAGATAGTGGTGAAGTTCTACGCATTACTGCAAGGTACGAAGAAAAAGGAATTAGCCTAAATGACGAAGGTGACATTGTTCGTATTGAGCCTATTCAGTATTTTACTAAGTTTGGTTTTATTCCAAATCCCGACGGTAGTTTCTACGATCTAGGCTTTGGTACACTACTTGGCCCTGTAAACGAATCGGTTAACACCCTTATTAACCAGCTTATTGATGCCGGTTCCCTGAACAACCTACAAGGTGGTTTCTTGGGTAAAGGTCTTCGGATGCGTATGGGCGAGCAATCCTTCCGTCCCGGTGAATGGAAAGCAGTTAATGCTACAGGAGACGATTTGCGTAAGCAGATTATCCCCTTGCCATCAAAAGAGCCATCTAACGTTCTTTTTCAACTCATGGGAAGTTTGATTACTTCTGGTAAAGAGCTGGCATCGGTTGCTGAGATTTTTACAGGTAAAATGCCGGGTCAGAATACTCCAGCTACTACGACAATGGCTTCTATTGAGCAGGGCATGAAAGTGTTCACTGCGGTGTATAAACGCATTTACCGTAGTCTTGGAGAAGAGATTCGTAAGCTGTACGACCTTAACCAAACTTACTTGAATCCAAACACATATGCCGCTATTGTTGGTGTTAGCATTGGTCCTGACGATTTTGACAAGTCCCAATATCAAATCTGTCCCGGAGCAGACCCAACAGCAGTATCTCAAACAGAGAAACTACTGAAGGCACAGGGATTAATGGAACTTCTCCCAACAGGCATGCTTAATCCTGTAGAAGTAGTTAAGCGCATGTTAGAGGCACAAGAACAGCCCAACGCAATGGCTGTTATGAACCCTCAAGTGGCGGAGACAGGACAACCTCCTGAGCCTCCTCCCGACCCCAAGCTACAAGAAATTCAAATGAAGTCTCAAGCAGAACAAGCTAAGCTTGCAATGCAAGGACAAGCCGCTCAACAAAAAGCAGTTTTGGAAGCTTCTAGTAAAGAAGCCCAGATGGCTATGGAGAAGCAGGCACATGTACAAAAACTTCAACAAGAAGCTGAAACACATCAACTTAAGATGTCAGAAGCTTTGCATAAGCAACGGATTTTCTCTGCAACTAGTCAAGCTGATTTGAATCAGAAGCTGGTGGCAAGACATGCCGAGCATCGTCAAAAGATGCAACAACAAAAACAACTACCAAAGGGTAAATCAAAGAAATGACAGCTAACGATCTAAGAGATTGGAAACAGCATCCAGTGACTCAAGCAGTCTTCAAAGCACTTAACGAACGTGAAGAGCAGGTTAAAGAAACCCTCGCTACTTCGGCAGGACATGATCCAAAGAATGATCTTGAACTGGTTGGTTACATTAAGGCTTTACGTGATGTGTATTTGATTGACGCGGCAGATGTGGGGGATGTTAAATGATCCACCCACTTCTTCACCGTATTATCGTCAAACCAGATAAGTTTAAAGAAATCAATAAAGATTATCAACGAGCGCGGGCCATTGGCCTAGAGCTACCAGAACTAGAGGACATGAAACGTGCCCAAGCTTCTGTAGACAGCGGCGTTGTTGTTTCTTTGGGAGCACTTGCCTATCGCGATTATGGTTGTGCCCCTCCCATCCAACCCGGAGACATTATCAACTATGCCCGGTTTAGTGGAAAACTTATCACAGATTCCGACGGCGAAGAATACGTCTGTCTGAATGACGAAGACATCATTTGCATTATTAAGGATTAAAATGTCAGAACAAACTGAAAATACCGAAGGTGGTCAAGAACAAGTCCAAGAACTCTCTCCTGTAGAAACACAGGCAATCGAGTCTGGCTGGGTTCCTAAAGAAGAATTTCAAGGTGAGGAACATAAATGGGTTCCTGCTGATGAATTTCTCCGTCGTGGTGAATTGTTCCGTAAGATTGAATCTCAATCCAAAGAACTGAAAGACGTTAAAAAAGCACTTGTAGAAATGAAAAATCTACATTCTAAGGTTAAAGAAGTAGAGTATCAACGAGCCTTGGATTCTCTTAAGGCACAGAAGAAAACTGCTCTTGAAGAGGGTGATGCCGACGCAGTAATTGCTGCCGAAGAGCGCATCGACCTTGTAAAAGAAGAGCAGCGTAAACTGGCTCAAGAGCCTCAGCAAGATACAAGTGGGGAAGAAAACCCCGTGTTTGTTGACTGGAAAGAAAAGAACAACTGGTATGTAACAAATCGTCCTATGCAGGCCTTTGCTGATGCATTGGGTCAGGATTTGGCAAAATCAGGCCTCTCTCCAGCACAAGTTCTGAAACGCGTTGAGGAAGAGGTCCGAAAGGAATTCCCAACTAAGTTTCGTAATGCAAACCAATCACGTAGTTCCTCTGTAGAAGGTAGTGCCAAAGGCAATGCCAGCTCAGGAAACTCGTTCCAGCTATCTCCAGAAGAACGCAAGATTATGCACACGTTTGTGCGTACTGGTGTGATGACTGAAGATGCATATGTAAAAGAGCTCAAGCGAGTAAAAGGAGTCTAACAATGGACACAAATAAAGACGTAATTTCTAAGGCACCAAGTGGTCGGGTTACACGTACTCCGGTGGGTACTCGTAACATTCTTACGGTAAAAGGGAAAGACCCTAACTATGAATACCGAATCGTGAACGATATAGACGATCGTGTCACGCAGTTTCAGGAAGCTGGCTATGAGCTGGTTGCCAATGACACTGTAAAAGTTGGTGATAAGCGCGTTAATTCCGCTACATCTGAAGGCTCTGTTAAACAACTTTCTGTTGGTCAAGGAACCAAGGCTTATTTGATGCGAATCAAAAAAGAATGGTTCGATGAAGATCAGAAGGAAAAACAAACTAAGGTGAGTGAGATCGAACGTGCTACCCAAGATAAAGCTCTTAGTGGCACATATGGTACGATTGAGTCCTATCGAGGCTCTCGTTAACATTTCTGTGCCATTAGGAATTACATTTTATTTGCTAAATTGGAGAATCTAATGGCAAGTGTTTCCCGTCTTAACGGCTTTAAGCCCGTTAAAACAATTTCTGGTGCTGCTTGGAATGGCCAAACAGAAGTTGTGTTTGTTCCCGCTTCCGACTCTAGCGTTATCATGGTTGGTGATGCTGTTAAACTCTTGGGCGACGCTCGCGCCGCTACAGGAGCCCCCACAGTAACTCGCGTCTCTGGCGCAACTGACATTGCTTATGGTATTGTGGTTGGTATTCTTTATACAGGTGTTGGCGATGCTCAAAACATGCCCCCTGTTACTGATCTTAACACCCCAGTGTACCGCCGTGCTTCCACGGACCGCTATCTGTTGGTGTGCAACGATCCAAACGTTGTGTATGAAGCACAATATTTGACGACTAGTGTAGCTGCTGCTACTATTACTGCTAACGTTGGTTTGAATGGTAGCTGGGATCTTACCGCAGGTAACACCTCTTCTGGTGCCTCTGGTATGTCCATTGCAGCTTTGTCTGCTACGACTGCTACCCTTCCTCTCAAGGTTGTTGGCTTCCCAAATCGTCCTGATAATATCCCCGGTGATACTTATTTTAGTTACTACGTGAAACTGAATAACACCACCAACGGTACAGGTACTGGCCAAGCTGGCGTTTAATTTTTAAGAGAGGAATAGAATATGTCCGTTATTAATAGTGGCTCGTTTGCTAAAGCCCTATGGCCCGGTGTCAACGCATGGTATGGGAAGGCTTATGATGAGTATCCCGTAGAATTTAAAGACCTGTTTGACGAGTTCAAATCGTCCAAGGCCTTTGAAGAAGACGTTGGTATCTCTTCGTTTGGTTTGGCTGTGCAAAAAGGCGAAGGCGCTCCTATCTCTTATGATAGCGAACGACAAGCCTTTATCACTCGCTACCAACACTTGGTGTTTGCTCTGGGTTTCATCATCAAACGTGAAATCTATGAAGATGACCAGTATGATGTGGTGGGTCAACGTAAAGCACAAGGCCTCGCCTTCTCTATGCGTCAAACCAAGGAAGTAACTGGTGCTAACGTGTATAACCGTGCATTTAATGCTAGTTATACTGGTGGCGACGGTGTCTCCCTGATTAACGCTTCTCACCCCAATATCAAAGGTGGTACTTGGTCTAACCAGATCGCTACTGCTGCTGACTTGTCCGAAGCTTCTTTGGAACAAGCCTGCATTGACATTGCTGGTTTCACTAACGATGCTGGTTTGCTGATTGCAGTCCGTCCAGAAACCCTCATTATCCCACGTCAGCTCATTTTTGAAGCAAAGCGTATTTTGGGTACTGAAGGTCGTGTTGGTACAGATAACAACGATCTGAACGCCATCAAGACTCTGGGCTTGATTCCTAAAGTGGTGACCAATCACTTCTTGACAGATACAGATGCATGGTTCATCCGTACTAACGTTCAACATGGTATGAAGTACTTTGAACGTCGTGCTGACAACTTCGACATGGATAATGACTTTGATACCGAGAACGCTAAGTTCAAGGCTACAGCTCGCTATTCGTTCGGCTGGACTGATCCTCGTGGTCTGTACGGCAGCGCAGGCGCCTAATTAACCTAGGGGGAGTTGGAAACATCTCCTCCACCTTTAAGGAAAAATTATGGCAGCAACTTCGTTTGTAAGCTTGAGCTATCCCAAGACTCGAGAAAGTCTTGAGAAAGTCGTTAAAATTGTACGCACGGATACTACAGCATTTGTGGGAGCTTGGCTTCCTAAAGATGCAGTAATTACTGGTATGTACGTCATTGGTCAAGCAGCTAGTGATGCTGGAACAACTGGTACTATTAGTGTCGGTTCTACCGCAACATCTAATGAGTATTTGTCGGCATATGATGTAAAAACAGCAGCTACGGGTGAGGGATATAATCCCGCTGGCGCAGCAGCCGTTGGAACAGCTTTTATGGAAAAGTTGACTTCTGACAAACCAGTTTATGCAGTATATGCTGAAACAGGAACTGCTTCTACAGCAGGTGGTCCTTGGTATGTTAAGATTGAGTATGCAGTGGTTGGCTCCGGCGAAACCATTCAATTGTAAGTAATCAAAGGGAGACTTGGGCAACTGAGCCTCCCTTTTTTGTTTAAGGAATAAAAATGGCCGGTTCTTATCGCTCCGCTAACGCTACCGTATCTGCACACTCTGCAACCATAGTTACCCCAAGTGACTCTACAGTAATTCCAGTAACTCGTGGACTGTATGTAGGTACCACTGGAAACATTGCAGTCCGCATGGCAGATGATGGTAATACCATTACTTTTATTGCTGTGCCTGTTGGTATTTTACCCATTCAAGTAGATCAGGTATTGAGTACTAGCACAACTGCTTCTAATATTATTGCACTGAATTAATATGTTTATTGGAATAGGTCTTTCTTTAATTGCGCAGGCGCTTTCACAGGCAGGACTGTCCTCTAAAACCTTTGGTGTGACTCTTTCCAACGTCACAGGCGGATTGCCCACAAGCGGAACTGGGATTGTGACAATCAACCAAATCACTGACGAAATCACCCCTGTTATTGCAGTGAGCAGAAGCACTGGCGTTGCCCCCTTGGCCATCACCTTTGATGCATTAGGCACAACAGCACCGGCTCTCACATCGCTACCTTTCAGCGAGATTTACTACGCTTGGACGTTTGGCGATACAGCGGGAGGTGCTACATGGGCTTATGGCACAAAGCCCGGTGTTGCTCTAAAGAACGAAGCAAACGGCCCTGTAGCCGCTCACGTTTTTGAGACTGATGGAAGCTACACAGTAACGTGCTGGGCTTTCTACTTGGATAGCGGTGGTACTTTGCACTCTGGCTCTGCTACCACGGCGATCACAGTTACCAATGCTGACACGGTATTTTCAGGAACCAACACAATCTGCATAAGCCAGAACAGCACCCCCGTAGCTGGTGTAGATGGCGCGCCCGCTGGCTGTGCTGTGCAGCTAGTATCTGACCCTTCCACAATAGAAACCCTAGCTCAGACGTACAAGCGAATTCTGCTCAAGCGCGGCGATACGTGGACAGTCACGTCTAGCATTGACTTGGACCAAGTGTCTCGCACGGGCGAGGGCATCATTGGCGCTTATGGTACTGGCGCAAAGCCAACCCTGAACCTTACCTATGATGGTTCGGTAATCCGCACCAGTGCAGTCTGCGACGACTGGCGGTTTGTTGACATAAAGGTGACGTGTGACGGAATAGGCCGAAAGGAGAATGGACGTGCTTTCAACATTGTTGATTCCACCGACGTTCTACTTCTGCGTTGTGAGGCATCTGGCACGTATTACGACGTTACATCGAGCGGCAATATAGGCCTGTATATCGTTGACTCGGTGTTGGGCCCTGTTGAAACTTGGGTCAGTGGTTCCGGTGGTTATTGCGTCTACAACTCCAACAGTCAGCGCCTGCACATCATGGGCACGGATTGGGAAGGTGGTTCTAATCACGGCGTTCGTCTGCAAGGGGTAAAAAAGGGCAGCATTGCCTACAACTCGGGCGGTGCCAATATTCCTGGTAATGCCAAGGGCGCTGTATTTACTCTGCGCGGCTGGACGCCATGGAGTTCGTCAGACTGGACGGAGAACGTATGCGTCAGTCATAACGTGTTTGCTGGTGGCGACGAAAACCTTGCAACGATCAGTTGCTCTCCGCAGAACAACACATCGTCAGAGGCTTTGCGCAAGGTGATCCTCGACGGAAACTGGATCACTTCGACTGTCTCGAACGTAATGACGTGCGAAGTAACAACCGGGTTTACGGTTCGAAATAACATTTGGATTTCTGGTGCTACGAGCAGCGTAGACGTGCGCGGGCAGAACACGAGCGGCACACCACTCCCAACCCAAAACTTCTTCTACAACAACACCTTCTACTGCGCCAACGTTTGCGGCA